TTGAAGAAGGATCTGTAAATAAAATAGGAGCTAGTCTTAAAGACTACATTTCTGAGAAAGGATCTTGGAGGATGTTAAATGAATATAGGAATTTCTTAAATGAGCACACTGCATGGTATAGACCATCAGAACCAGATAAGATATTTTCATGGCAACAAAGGATTAAAGTGAGAATTGGTGGTCGTGATACTTATAAAGGAAACAAATCTATTATCACTGGTACATCATTTGAGAAAGATCCAACTAATGGTGTTGGTGGTCCATGTACTTATTTCTTTCATGAGGAGGCAGGTATTGCTCCTAAGATGATGGACACATATGAGTTTATGAGACCTGCCTTACAATCTGGTATGGTGACTACAGGAACATTTATTGCTGCTGGATCTGTAGGTGATTTAGATCAATGCATTCCTCTAAAAGAAATGATCTTATATCCACACAAATTTAGTATGCAAGCTGTCACTACAGATTTATTAGATGGTAATAAGACAATAGGTGAAACAGGACTTTTTATTCCTGAACAATGGAGTATGCCACCTTATATAGATAAGTATGGAAATTCTTTAGTAAATGAAGCTTTAGAAGCAATTTATGAAGAACGTAAACAATGGAAAAAAGATCTTAGTCCAGAACAATACCAGCTTCGTATATCTCAAAAACCCACTAACATTGAAGAAGCTTTTGCTACAAGAAAAGAATCTGTATTTCCACCACATTTAATATCACATCAACTTAAACGTATAGAAGATGGAGAATATCCAGTTGAATATGTTACATTATCTATAGGAGAAGATAATGGTAAAATCATTGCTACAAAAACTAATAAGAGTCCAATAAAGAAATTTCCTATAGATAAAACTATGGAAGATAAGTCTGGAGTGATATGTGTATATTCAAGACCAATTCCAAATGTTCCTTGGGGAACATATTATGCTTCTATAGATCCAGTTGGGGAGGGAAAAGCAGAATATATTAATAATTTATTATACACACCAAAAGGTAAAAAAAGAATAGGTGATATTAAATTAGGAGATCAGGTAATTGGTTCTAATGGTAAAGCTATAAATATAACAGGTGTTTACCCACAAGGAATTAAAAAAATGTGTAAAGTTACATTTAGTGATAGACATAGTATTAAAGTATGTGAAGATCATTTATGGAATGTAAAGTTAAATGGTGGGACAAAAGGATATGTTACCCTTTCTGTAAAAGATTTATTAAACACTACTAAAACAATCACTTACAATGGTATAGGTAGAAATATTAAAAAAGAATATACAATTTCTACTTATTATAAAGATAAGCAAAATAAAAATAAATGGTCAATACCTATTGTTAAAGATTGTATTTCTTTTTCAGATAATACAGATGAAAATATACCTATTCATCCCTATCTTTTAGGATTATTATTAGGAGATGGTGGAATTTCAGGTAAATCCATTAGATTTAGTTCTATTGATAAGGAGCTTATAGATAATATTAATAAATATATTACAAATGATTTACAGGTTAATAAAGTAAAAGGAGATAATTGTGATTATTCTATAACCACTAAAATAGGTAATAGAAATTCATTAACTAAAAAGTTAAGAATTTTAGGTTTGCAAGGAAAAAAATCAGAAAACAAATTTATACCAGAATTATATAAATATAATTTTATTGAAAGACGTTTATTTTTATTACAAGGTCTTATGGACACGGATGGTTCTTATACAAATCATGGTGCTGAATTTTATTCTTCTTCTAAGCAATTAGCTTATGATGTAGTTGAGCTTGTACAATCTTTAGGAGGGATTGCTAAAATTAGAATGAAAAAAACTACACATTTAGATTCTTATATAGTAAGAGTATTATTACCAGAAAGTTTATGTCCTTTTTTGTTAACTAGAAAAAAAGAAAAATATAAACCATCACATGTATTTAGTAGATATATAACAAATATAGAATATGTAGATGATGCAGAAGCAGTGTGTATATCAGTTGATGCTCCAGATAATTTGTATGTTACAGAACATGCATTAGTTACTCATAATACAACAACAAGTGATTCATTATGTAGTATATTTATATACAAAAATCCTACAGAAGTAATAAAAGATGATGGGCAAGGTAAGGTGAGTACACATTTTGAAAGAGATGAGATGGTGGCTTCATGGTGTGGAAGGTTTGATGATCTTCAAAAAACACACGAAAGATTGGAGATGATGATAGAATGGTATAATGCTTGGACTTTAGTGGAGAATAATGTAAGTCTTTTTATACAATATATGATTAGTAAAAGAAAACAGAGATATTTAGTTCCAAAAGATCAGATTCCTTTTCTAAAAGAACTTTCTTCTAATGCTAGTGTATATGCTACATATGGATGGAAAAACACTGGGACATTATTTAAAACCCATTTAATATCTTATGGTATACAGTTTTTACAAGAAGAATTAGATATTCAAACAAATGAAAGTGGTGAGGTGATGAAAACTCACTATGGAGTGGAAAGAATTCCTGACCCAATGTTATTAGAAGAGATGAAACAATATCAACCAGGTTTAAATGTTGACCGTTTAGTTTCATTTTGTGCATTAGTTGCATTTGCTCAAATACAACAGAATAACAGAGGAAGAGCAACAAGAGTAGAAATTACATCAGATAAGTTGGAAAATTCACAAAAATTAAGTAAATTATCTATAAGGAGTCCATTTAGACATATGGGTTTAAACTCAGGAAGTTTAAGCAAAAGTGCTTTAAATAGTCCCCCTAGAAATACTTTCAAAAACATAAAATAAAATGGAAGATAAAAAGATTGAATTATTAGAAAAATTAATTAAAGAAAATAAAATTTCTTTAAAAGAAGCTTTGGTTTTAATTGGAGAAAATGAAGAAAAGGTTGTAATACAACACATTCCTTCTCAACCTTCATATACAAATCCATGGGCAGAGCCTCATTGGAAAAAACCATTTGAAGTTTATTGTGCACCAGATCCATTTACAACAACATCAGGAACAACAGCTGTTTATCCAAAAGGAACAACTGTTAATACTACAATTTAAATATATAAAAAATGCAAATATATAATGCACTAGACCTCAAGTCAGGCAAGAAAGTAGAGTATAATAAAATGGGCAGTTTGATGCAGCCCATACAATTTCTTCCTGAAGGTGAAAAAGATGATGAATGGAGAGCTTGGAATTTAGATTGGCTTGAATGGCAAGGTATGCGTCAGCTTAGACGTAATGCTGTAAGACTACTCAAGAATTATAAACTTGCAAAAGGTATTATAGATAAAACAGACTATATAGTAGAAGAAGATAATCCTAATGCTGATCTTATTGATGTTCTAACTAAAGAAGATAAAACAGCATTAGAACTTAAATTCTATCCTATTGTTCCAAATGTAATTAATGTATTATGTTCTGAATTTAGTAAAAGATCTTCTAAAATAATGTTTAGGACAGTGGATGAATTGTCTTATAATGAAATGTTAGAAGAAAAAAAGAATATGATTGAGCAAGTGCTAATGCAAAAAGCACAAGCTAAAATGACTGAAAAACTTATTGGTATGGGAATGGATCCTAACTCTGATGAGTTTAAACAAGAAATGTCTCCTGAAAAATTAAAATCACTTCCAGAAATTGAAGGGTTTTTTAAGAAGAGTTACAGAAATGTTTATGAAGAATGGGCAACACATCAACATCAAGTGGATGTGGAGAGATTCCATATAGATGAATTAGAAGAACGTGCCTTCCGTGATATGCTTATTACAGATAGAGAATTTTGGCATTTTAGAATGGGAGAAGATGATTATGATATTGAGTTGTGGAATCCAGTACAAGTTTTCTATCATAAATCTGCATCTAATAGATATATATCTGAATCACACTGGATAGGAAATATTGATTTACTTACAGTGGCTGATGTTATTGATAAGTATGGATGGATGATGAATGAAGAGCAACTTAAAGCTTTAGAAGTTATTTATCCTGTTAGATCTGCTGGATATGCTCTTCCTGGTATGCAAAATGATGGTTCTTATTATGATGGTACAAGATCACATGACTGGAATACACAGATGCCAGGATTGGCTTATAGGCAGTTTATGAGCACCTATGATAATACAAGATGGAGTGGAGATGTTATACAAATGATCTTAAATGAGTCTGAAGATTTAATGGATTGGGGTAATGCACATCTTTTACGTTGTACAACAGTGTATTGGAAATCTCAAAGAAGAGTGGGACATCTCACTAAGATTACAGAATTAGGAGAATTAGTACAAGATATTATATCAGAGAATTATAAAATCACTGATAAACCACTATATGATAATACATTATACAAAGAAAAAACAAAAGATAATTTAATATTTGGTGAGCATATAGATTGGATATGGATTAATGAAGTTTGGGGTGGAATTAAAGTGGGGCCAAACAGACCTTCATTTTGGGGTATGAATAATCCAGGTGGTTTTAATCCATTATATTTAGGACTTAATGGTGGTAAACCAGGAAGAATTCCTTTCCAGTTTAAAGGAGATACAACACTCTATGGATGTAAACCTCCTGTAGAAGGATCTGTATTCTCTGATAGAAATACACGTTCTGTATCAATGGTGGATCTTATGAAGCCATTCCAGATTGGGTATAATATTGTTAATAACCAAATAGCTGACATTCTTATTGATGAACTTGGTACAGTGATTATGTTTGATCAAAATGCTCTACCAAGACACTCAATGGGAGAAGATTGGGGTAAGAACAATTTAGCTAATGCTTATGTAGCAATGAAAAATTTTCAAATGCTTCCATTAGATACATCTATCACTAATACAGAAAATGCACTAAACTTCCAGCACTATCAAGTGTTGAACTTAGAGCAAACTCAACGTCTAATGTCAAGGATTCAATTAGCTAATTATTTTAAAACTCAAGCATTTGAAGTGATTGGTATTAATCCACAAAGGATGGGACAACAGATTGCACAACAAACTGCTACAGGTGTAGAACAAGCATTAAATGCATCATATAATCAAACTGAAGTTTATTTTGTACAGCATAGTGATAATCTAATGCCAAGAGTACATCAGATGAGAACTGAACTTGCACAATACTACAATTCTACAAAACCATCTGTACGTTTACAATATATCACTTCTGCTGATGAAAAAGTTAACTTTCAGATTAATGGTACAGATCTTTTAATGAGAGATCTTAATATATTCTGTACAACTAAAACTAATTCAAGAGCTGTTATGGAACAACTCAAATCATTAGCCTTAAATAATAATACAACAGGTGCTAGTATATATGATCTTGGTAATGTAATTAAAGCTGAATCAATTGCTGAACTTTCTAATGTTCTTAAATCTTCTGAAGAAAAATCTAATGCAATTAGACAACAACAACAGCAGCATGAACAAGAAATGCAACAACAACAGCAACAATCTGCACAGCAACAACAACAAGCTCAACAACAATATGAATCTGAAGAAAAAGATAAAGACAGACAAGCTAGATTATTAGAAGCTCAAATAAGAGCTGCTGGTATGGGAGCTGGTGCTGATATTAATCAAAATCAAGTTTCAGATTATCAAGATGCAATGCTTAATATACAAAAGCAACAAAACTATGTTGATACAACAAATCTTAAAAGAGAACAAGAAGTAAATAAAACAAGATTTAATGAACAGAAGTTAGATGTTGAAAGACAAAAGCTTCAAACTCAACAAGATATAGCTAATAAACAATTAGAAATAGCCAGAACAAACAAAAATAAATATGACGTTAAATCTCCTAAAAAATAATAAATGTCATTACAAAAAATAAAACCAAAAAATCCTATTAAGTTTTCTCTTACGTTAAATTCTGAACAAAAAGAAGCTAAGGATAAAATTCTTTCTGCAAAGATTACTTTTTTAAAAGGACAAGCTGGATCAGGTAAATCTTTACTTGCAGCACAAATAGCATTAGATCTTTTATTTAAAAAAGAGGTGGAGAAGATTATATTAACAAGACCTGTAGTAACAGCAGGGGAGGATATAGGATTTTTACCTGGAGATAAAGATGCTAAATTAGCACCATATACAGCTTCTATATATGATAATATGTATAGACTCTATAATAAAGAAAAGATAGATAAAGAAATTGCAGAAGGAAATATTGAAGTTGTTCCTATTGGATTTATGAGAGGAAGAAACTTTTCAAATTGTTTTGTTGTTATAGATGAATCTCAAAACATAACTCAAACTCAACTTGAACTTATTATAACTAGACTTTGTATAGGATCTAAAATGATATTTGTAGGAGATAATTCACAAATAGATTTAAAAGATAAACGTCAAAGTGGTTTTGACTATATGAGTAAAAAACTTAGTTTCATAAAAGATATAGAATGTATAGCATTAAAAACTAATCATAGAGATCCTATTGTAGAAGAAATTTTACAAACATTAAACGACAATTAAAATTATAGCTCTATTATCCATAAGTTTTTTTTGCAATAACATATTATTGTAAATCTTTAGAGTTTATTTCGTATATTATTATTGTAAATATAAAACCAATATTACATGGAAACCAACAACACAGTGACGGATGTAAACACATCTGTTGAAAAAGTAAATCTTGACATTGACAGCTGGTTAGGAGCACCTGGAGCAGAATCATTAATTGTTCCAGAAAAGTCAGAAGAAAAACCTAACATCTTTAGTGGTAACACCAATACAGATGTTTCTTTTTTAGATGAAGAAGGTGCTGATAAAGCAGATGAATTAAAAGAAGTACTTGATGATATTAGAATTGATGTTCAAGATGACGAAAATAATTTTGATAGTCAAGAACAATCAAAAGGTGGAAGACCTAAGACAGAAAAATCTGGATTAGTAAACTTCCTTAAAAAAAGAATAGAATCAAAAGAAATGTTTGCTTTTGATGATTATGATGAAAGCAAACAATCTTTAGATGACTATCTAGGCTCTTTGAATGAGAAAGATGTTGATGAATTGTGGCAAGCAAATGTTAGTAATATAAGACAAGAGGTTGCTTCTAATACACCAGCAGAATTTTTTGAAAGTCTTCCAGAAGAATTACAATATGCTGCTAAATATGTAGCAGATGGTGGTCAGGATTTAAAAGGACTTTTTCAAGCTCTATCCCAAGTGGAACAAGTGAGAGAAATGGATCCAACAAATGACAATGACCAAGAGATGATTGTAAGGTCTTATCTTCAAGCTACAAATTTTGGAGATGCAGATGAGATAGAGGAAGAAGTGGTCAATTGGAAAGATCTTGGTCAACTTGAAAAGAAAGCCAAACAATTCAAACCAAAACTTGATATGATGCAAGAAGAGATGGTACAATCTAGACTTGCTCAACAAGAAATGGTTAAAAGACAGCAGGAACAAGCAGCAGAAACATATGTACAAAATGTGTTTGAAGCTCTTAGACCTGGAGAATTGAGTGGTGTGAAATTGGATAAGAAAGTTCAATCATTTTTATATAATGGTTTAACATCTCCCCAATATCCTTCAATAAGTGGTAATCCAACTAATTTGTTAGGACACTTATTAGAGAAATATCAATATGTTGAACCACGTTATGATTTGATTGCTGAAGCTCTTTGGTTACTTTCTAATCCTGATGATTATAGATCTAATCTAATGAGACAGGGTAAGAATCAAGCTGTTGAACAAACAGTGAGACAATTAAAAACTGAACAATCAAGAAACAAAGCAACATCTTCCGTAAACACTGAAGCACAAGATAGCCCAAGAAAAATAACAAGACAAACCAATATATTTAAAAGATAATTAACCCTTAATTTAAAAACAAAAACAAAAAAAAATGAGTACACCAGTTTTAAATAATGGTATATTTCTTCGTGATAACAACTACAAAACAAGTTCTCACGTTGATTCATATCATATGACACAGATGCTGAAATCAGCAGAACCAATGGATCTTGGTCCAGTGGATCTTTGGGCTATGACACAAAAAGTTGAAATGCCCCTCTATCAAATGAGTTCATTTGGTGGTAAAAATGTAATCATGGTAGATAATGCCCGTGGTGAATACAAATGGCAAGTTCCTGTAGCACAAGATCTTCCTTATTTAACAGAAGAAGTTTACACTACAAATGGAGCTTCAAGTGCTACATCATATGGTGCAGATGGTACAACCTTCAAAATCCGTTTAAACAAACGTACATTTGGACATGGTGATATCATCACTTATGACAAATACAATGGTGTTGAGATGTACATCACTTCTGATGATATTGTTCCATCAGGTGATTCATTTGTATACACAGTTCAAATTGTAAACAATGATAGTACAAAAGCTATTCCATCAGGATCATCTAGTAATCCATTCAAAACAGGAGCTAAAGTTTTCCGTAAAGGTTCTGCACGTTCAGGAGATTATGGAGAAAGATTCTCTGATATTGGAGATGTTCGTTCTGGATTCCGTGAATTCTATAACTTTGTAGGTGGTGCTGAAGCTCACGTTCATTACACTATTAGCTCTAAAGCTGATATGATGATGAAAGGTGGTATGAAAGCTGATGGTACAGTTCCAGTTATTGAATTGTGGAGAAACTTTGACAAATCAATGGATCCAGCAGTAACTTCTCTTGAGAAGATGGCTGAGAAAATGGGACCTGATTATGTTAAAAAAGCATATCAATCAGGACAATTGTCACGTACATTCTTAACTACATTAGAAGCTGCTCACTTGAGTAAGATTGCTAATGATATTGAAACCTATTTGATGTGGGGTCAAGGTGGTCGTCTGAAACAAGATGGTCCTGATGATATCCGTTTGTCTGTAGGTTTGTGGAAACAACTTGATAACTCTTACAAGCGTATTTACAATAAGTCTAGTTTTGACTTAGATTTGTTCCGTGCTGAGATTTTCAACTTCTTTAATGGTAAAGTTGAATTCAAAGGACCAGATCCTCAACGTAGTCTTGTAGTACAAACAGGTATGGGTGGTATGAAACTTATCAATGAAGCAATTAAGAAAGATGCTGTTGCTTCTGGTATGGTGATTAACGCACGTGAAGTTGGTGCAATTACAGGTCAAGGTATGGATTTGAATTTTGGATTTGCTTATACACAATATGTAATTCCTTTCTTGGCAAATGTTAAGTTTGTCTTGAATCCAGCATTTGATAATGTACATACAAATGATATTGAAAATCCACTAATTGATGGTTTCCCATTATCATCTTATAACTTTATCATCTTTGATATTACAGATAATACTAATGACAATATCTTCTTGTTGAAATTATCTTGGGATAATCAATTGAAATGGTGGTATCAAAATGGTACAATGGATTACATGGGACGTACACAAGGATTCCAGTCTTCTGGTCAATTCTCTGGATACCGTGTAATGATGTCTCAAACAATGCCAGCAATTTGGGTGAAAGATCCTACAAAAGTGTTGAAAATTGTGATGAGAAACCCAATTACAGGTGGATCATTCTAAATAACTTGCAGATTTATAAGGGAGAGCAATTCTCCCTTATTTTTCTGTATAATCAAACAATTTTTTATAACTTTATAAATTTAAAATAAAATGGCAAACATAAATAAATTTTCTCCTGTTTCCCCAGATACATATCTGAAAGCAGGGTCAGACATGGCTCTTGCAAAATTTGGACATCTCAATGCAATTGTAGATGCATATAATACAGTAGATACAGCTGTTACTACACTTACTACAAGAGTAGATGCTATTTCTCCATCAGCAGGTGCTTTGAAAGCTAATACTATTGTTGAATCTACTAGTGGTGCAGGTGTAAAAATTACTGGTCAAGAGTTAAATATTATATCAGGTAGTAATGCAACTTTACTTTTAACAACGTCACAATCAGGCTCTGTTGTATTATTAGATAGAGCAGGTGGTATTACAGTTACACTTCCAACAGCTACTGCTTCTACTATTGGTATGTATTTTGATTTTGTTGTTACTGTTACTGGAGTAGGTACTAGTCCAACAGGAATGTATAAAATAGTTACTGGTGCAGGTACAGAATATTTACAGGGTACTTATGGTACTACAGGAGGAACTACATGGGCTTTTACAACTACTGTTAGCTCAACAAATAGAGCATTTACAGCGGATGTTGATACAAAAGGAAGACTTGCTGGTAGTAAGCTAAGATTTACTTGTTTATCTACTACAGCTTGGCAAGTAGAAGGTATAGTTAATACATCAGGTACTGCTCTAACAGCATTTTCTGGATCTTAATACTTAATATAACATGAAAGGAAAAGAAAAAAAAGGTGGCAAGAAAGGTTGCTAACTTTTAAAACAGAATCCCCTGTAAAGATAGTATCTTTACATTCCCCAATATATGCTTATTTAAGAAGACTGGCAGCCTTCATTGGGGGCAGACACACTCACCAAACCAATAAACAAACCAAACATGAGTACAACAAGTATGGTGGAAATGTATCCACAAAACAAAAAATCTAAAATTGCAATTAGACCATTCTTTGACCCTAAAGTTGATAATATGGGATTGCAAAATTACGGACTAGCTCTTTTTGACAATGTCTTTCATGAAGAACAAATTGCATGTTTAGAAATGCATGGTATCAGAAGATATCTTACAGGACTAAATGAATTTGCTCCAGAATTCTATGATATGTCATTAGAAGATAAAGAAGCTAAGATTAAACAAATTAGACAAGTGGTTTCTCAATTAGAGAAAACATTAAATTCAAATGTTGTTGATCCAGATGATAAAGAATTTTGGAATAAGATTAAACTTCTTAAACCAGATAATTCAGAATTTTGGGATAAGATTAAATTAAGATGTGGTAATGAACCTATATTCTTAGATCCATCCACAGATCCATATGATCTTATTAAATTATATGCAATAGAACACGGAGGTTTTAGTATGATAGCTAAATCATTAGAAGAAGCTAAAACAATGAATAAGCCACCAAAATTCTATTTAGATAAATTAGAAGAAACAGCTAACACTAATACTGAAATTAAAAAATTACGTAATAAAGCTGCTGCTGAACTTCATAAGCTCTTTGATAAAAATCAGAATAAATTATTCTACATTGCTAAAATCTTAGATTTGAACAGTGCACAATATAAGAAATCAACACCTAATGATATCATCTATGACAATATGGATAAGTATATTAGTGGTGATCTTGTAGATAAGGATAAAAAGAAAACAGCTGAAAAGTTCTTAGATGTATCAAGGCTTGATATGGAAACTCTTAAAATTAGAGCAATTGTTAAGGATGCTACATATTATAAAATGATTGCTACAAAAGCTGATGGATTTGTTTATCATATGGCATCTGCTACAATGATGGGTAGAAATTCAGCTGATGTAGGAGAATTTTTAAAGAATCCTCTTAATGAGCAAATTCTGATTGATATTCAGACACAAATTGAAAAACATTGGAATCAATAATTTAAAAACAAACAAAATGGCAAAGTCACATCCAGGATTTAAAGCAGTACAATCACAAATTGCTAAAAAACAAGGAATTAGTCAAGAATCAGCAGGTGCTATTTTAGCATCAGCAACAAGAAATGCATCAGCAGGAGCTAAGAAAGCAAATCCAAAATTAAAAAAAGTCAAGTAATAAGCTGACAAAATATATTTAAAAGTAAGCTTATACACTGACAAAATAATAACACAATGAACAACAATCTAATACAAATTAAAATTAAGCAGAGGTTAAACAAATTAGCTAGTCTTGATTATGATAATATAGAATGTTGGCAAATTGCGGAGGCTTTTAATAAAGCTCAAATAGAATGGGTGAGAAGACAACTCCATGGTACTAATAATTATAAAGAAGGTGATGAAGCTTCAATAAGAAGAATAGATGACCTTCAAAAGTTATTAACCACTGTAAATATTGAAGGAACAATGGTTGGTCCAACATATTATGAAGTGGATTCTTTACCAGCAAACTATTTAGAATTTAAAAGAGTTTCAATTAAAGGTAAGCATGGTAAATGTCCTGATAGACCATTTGTGGTTTATTTAGGAGAAGAAGCTGATGTGGATCTTTTACTAGTTGATAAATTATCACAACCATCATTTGAGTGGGGAGAAACATTTTGTACACTAGTGGGAAACAAGATTAGAATCTATACTAATAATGAATTTGAAGTTATAAGTCCAAAACTGAACTACTACAGAAAACCTGTGGAAGTTCAGTTTGTTGGATGTATTGATTTAAACACTGGTAATACAATAACAACAGATGTTCAATCTGAACTAAAAGATGATATTGTAGAACTTATATGTGATGAAGCTGCATCTATATTAGCTGGTGATATTGAATCTATTATGCAATATCAAAGAAATGAAAAATCAGCAGAAAGAAATAATTAATAATAAATATTAAATAAAATGAAAACAATATCACGCAATGTCTTTAGTGCTTCAGGTCCTATAACATCCCCATCATCTAATTCTGCTTCTTCATATTCATCTGCTCCAGCTAATTCTTCATTAGAAGTTTCAACAGCTGCTTGTGTTTCTGAACTTATGAATGCAGCAACCTCTTTTCATAAACTCCATCTTAAAATTACAGGACTTGGATCTTTTGCAGGACATAAAGCTCTTAATGAATTATATGATGCTCTTCCAGGACATGCTGATGATATTGCAGAAGGATTTCAAGGTGCTGCTGAAAAACTATTAGATTATACAGATGTAGCTCCAAGAACATTAAATTCTGTATCAGAAGCATTATCATATTTAAGAGAATTAGTTTCTATGGTGACCACCCTTCAAAGTAAAATGCCATATTCAGAACTAATCAATGATCTTGATAATGTAAAGAGTACAATTAATTCTGCTAAATATAAATTAAATTTCCTAAAATAAATTTGGAAGTTTAAAATATATATATTATATTATTTATATAAACTTATTTATAACCCTTAAAAATTTAAAAAATTATGTATTTTAATCACGCGTTTAGAAAAACCCTATTGGGTGCAGCTACTACATCAGGAGGTTCTACTTTAAATGGTACAGGTGGTACATCAACAACTACTGGAGCATTATCTGCTGGTCAACTTGGTATTTATAATCAAAACTTTAGTTTTATTGATTACACAGGTGCTGGTAGTAAAACACCATTTTATCTTGTACAAGGATCTTATTTTACAAATGATAAAATTGGTTCTCATGGTGGATACCAAGAATCAGTTAAATCTAAAATGATTAATCCTAAATATATCAGCCGTATATTTTGGATTGCTGCTAAAGGTCCTCAAAATAATATTGTAAAAGTTCAAACAAATGTAACATCTAGTGTTTCTACAAGTGCTGCTCCTTATGCAAATACTCAGTATAGAATGCGTATTGATCTTAAAGGATCTCCTGCTTTACGTTTTTTATCACATAATGTATATCGTACAGTTGATGGTCAAGTTGTTGGAACTGATGGTTATTTTGTTGATCCAATATTAATTTTAGATCAATGGAAAACACAAATTAATACATTTCCTTTAACAAAAGATTTAGTTTCAGCTAGATTATTAAATCAAACAGCTAGTGTAACTCCAACAGCTACTACTACATTTAGTTATATTACAGCTGAAAGAACTGGTATTTTACAGGGAGATAGAGTATTTTGTGCTTTAACTGCACAACCATCTAGTGCTTCTTCAACAATTTCAGGAACAACTTTTACTGTTGTATCAGCAACAACTGCTTCTCCATTTACAGTAGGTATGACAATTAGTGGTACTGGAGTAATTCCAGGAACTAAAATTGTAAAATTACTTTCTGGTAATGGTGGTGGTGCTAATTCAACTTTTGAAGTTAATATTTCACAAAATGTAGCTGCTACAACAATAACAGGTCCAACAGCTGGTACTTTAGGAGCTTATTTCTTTGTTAAATCAGATTATGGTACTGCTACAGGTTCTGGTAATATTGATTTAGTAGCAGCAACAGATTTATATACACCTTCTAGTACAGCAATTTCTGCTGCAACTATAAGTGCTGTTGCTGGAACTTTATTTGTAAGTATTATTAATACTATAGTTGCTAGTGGTACATCTGCTAATGGAACTTATGTAAATATTGCACAATCAACATCATCTACTGCATTTTCAAATGTAAGTAATGCTTATCTTGAATTAACATCTGCTTATGTAGAAACTAAATTTGGAAATGCTACTTTTACTGTAACAGATAATTATGATTTAGAACCATTACGTATTTTTACATCATTTACTGATGATAGTGGTAACCCTAATCAACCTCAATGTTTTGGTAAAGCTGTAACTTCAAATGGTGCAACATATTATGCAGGTGAAGAAACTCAAACTATTTCTCAAGCACAGGGTATTGGTGAAACAGTTCTTCGTGAATTAATTCTTACTGGTAGATACCGTCAAGAAGCATTTGGAGATGGAACTAACATTGATCAATTCCGTATTAGAGAGATTGAAGCTAATCCAAGTGTAATGGATATGATGATTCTTTCTAATAGAAACAAACTTTATAATAAACTTTGCATTCTTCATAGTGTTCCTAGATTTAACAATCCTACAGGAGTATTTGATAATGATCAATATTTAATTGAAATTGCTATTCCTAATAATGTTCCTATTACACAAGTGTTTGAGGGTGCAGATTCTACGTGGGTGTCAGGTGTTACTAAAGTAGCAACAGGTAATAAAATTGGAGATTATATTGCAGAGTCTGCTGTTGCAGCAGGTGGTGCACCAGTTGTAGAAATTATCTAACAATTTCTTATAATAAAATAAAGAAGGAGAGATTTTATTCTCTCCTTTTTTTATTTGTATATTTGCAGAAAATATCTTATATTATTAGTGTAGAATAAATATAATAAATATGCCATTACAACACCAATTAGCTTTAGATATCCCAGATACTAACAATGTTAGTGTTTTTAGGGTGATGGATGCAAGTATATATGAAAAAACTTTAGATGTTAAATGTGCAACATTACAAGTTACATCTCCTGGGTTTACTTCTCCATCTACACATGATATGACTAATTTTGCACTATTATCTTATTCATTTAATTTAATATTAAATGCTTGTAGTCTTGGTTTTGTAGCAACTGGATGTCAAGAAGTAGCTCCAGCATTACCTGATGGTATATATAAATTAAAATATTCAGTTAGTCCTAATGATAAAGTTTATGTAGAATATTATCATCTTAGAACAACTCAAACTTATAATGTTTACAATCAACAACTTTGTAAACTTGAAATGGCAACTTGTGAACCTTCAGTGGAGATAAGAGCAAGATTGAATGAATTGAGACTTATTAAATCATATATTGATGCTGCTAAAATTAAAGCAGAAGATTGTCATGATCCTAATTTAGCAATGGAGTTATTACTTTATGCTAAAAAAAGACTTGATAAATATATAGGAGGATGTAAAGATTGTAATCAAAACCAATATTAATATGACAAATTGTTCAAATTGTGGAACAACAATCACTTGTGGATGCCAAGTTAGAACAGCATCAAATGGAACTCAAGTATGTAATTCATGCATATCTGATTATGAAATAAAATTAGTAATTGTAAATGCCCCTATAAACAATCCAGATGAGTAATGTTTTATTATATAAAGACCGTTATAGAGAAGAGTTTGCTGAATGCATGGCTGAAAAATATAGATATGCTCAGTATGGAATTCAATGTGCAGAATCTAGCACTAATTGTGAGTTGGCTTATCTTAGGAATGAAATTTTAAGTTGGGCTGAGAATGAAGATGCAGGTGCATTAACACAAGTTAGTGTTGCATATATGTCATGGCTACCTGTGACATTTAACGGTAATCCAGCAGCTTATATTGGTGGATTTAGTACAACAGGTCAATGTAGTGGTGGGGTGGCTCCATTATGTGATTTAGCAATGTCCTATCCAACCAGTAATGGTAATGTAAACATTATAGATGTAAATGTTGGTGGATGCTGTACAAGAATTAATGTTAATCCTAATATCACAATAAATGGTGGCTCATATCAATATCATATTACAAATTCTTCTGATACTTGGACTATCACTCACAATCTTGGTTTTGTACCTAATGTACTTACTACTGATGATAATGGTATTGAGATTGCTCACGTGGTTACATCAGCTACTATTTCAGTGGTGGTAATCAAATTTTCTAAATCATTAACAGGATTTGTATATTTATCATAATGAGTACATTAGATAAAAAATATTACCATAATATTGATTTAGACTCTAATGAGCTGAAAGCAGGTAGAGTATATAATCTTACTACTACACAAAAAAATGCATTATCTTCATCTTTAACTGCAACAGATAAAGGATATATTGTATATGATACTACAGCATTAAGTCTTTACATATGGGATGGATCAGGTTGGACTACTGCTGCTGGTGGTAGTGGAACTGTTACATCTGTAGCTACAGCAGGACTTATATCAGGTGGAACTATCACATCTACAGGAACTATTACAACTTCTATGAATACTAATAAATTAGTAGGTAGGAGTAGTGCAGGGATAGGTGTAATGGAAGAGATAACTGTAGGAAGTGGTCTTACCTTTACAGGTAGCACAC